ATTAAAAATTTTAGACAAGTCAAGTGGTATCAGCCTTCGCAATTTGGAATGGTTTATCACAAACTACGCTAAGAAGAATCACACCGCTTATCAGACTGGTGATGGTAAATTATTCACTGTTCATTGTGCATATAAATCCAGTCTTAACGGTTACAGTAAACAACTGTTTGATCCATTTTGTAGATCACAGAAGTTTGCATACACAGTTCCGGGAACATCTCATGAAATCCATACAACTTTGGCACAGTTGAATTTCATCAAATGGTGTATCAAGAATAATATTATTGACTATATAAACAATCACCGAGATACTCTATTTAGTAAGCAAGTGACATAAAACCATTTGAAAATACAAATGTTTGATAGCCTGTGTAGTACATATTTAATGAAAATGTTTCAATTGTAATGTCAATCGGTTGTGAAGTATCCAATTTAACTTCAATATTAGTTTTATCGGATTGTAGCCAATAAAAATCCAAGTTTCCCGATGGTTCCACATTTATCGGATTCAACGAGAAACTATACGTATATACATTTCTAATTGGTCTTGCCAACCTTTTTTGGAATGGAATGAGATATTTGAAATATGAGTGATCTGTTTTTGTTACATTTGGAAGTTTATTTCCATTTATGTTGAAACTCGCTTCGGACATAAGAGGATAAAAGAATGTATTCTCACCTTGAAAATCGAGGGTCGAAGAAAAATTGAAACGATTTTGGTACAAACGTTGACCAGCGACAGATGCACCGTGTGGACCTATAGCATCACTTTCATCTTCAAATATTGTATTCCTTAAAAACCAGTGAATGCACTTTACAGGAATGTTAGGAACTAAGTTATTCCTTATGACGTCTCTATTTAGATCGCTAACAATCACGGGGTGTCGACGTACAAGATCTGTTATAAACGTCTGGTCCTTACTCGTCAGAAAGATTCTCTCTTCTGGACTTACAGTTATTTCTTCAGTGATTATATTAAACTGAGGTAGAGTTACAACGTCAGTTGTTTCTGTAAAGAACTCTTGTTTATGGAACTCAAACTCAAACTCTATTTTCTGTTTATAAATTGAACACACGGGGAAATAGGGTCTATTAGGACTATTTGACGAATATTCATCACTTGCAAACTTCCTCGAAAAGAAGAAGTGGATTGGAATAACCAAATCTGAACTATACCTCGCTACAGCAATATTGTCCGGTGCATCATCAAAGCCGAGGTTTCTATTTACAAGAAATCGATTTGCAACTTTTTCAGACATTTCTAAATAAAGCTCATCATATATAATACCCCAGTCATCATATATCTTCTCTACCTCAATGTCATCTACATACATTGTTACACTTTTGAGAAGATGTCTACCCAATTGATCCGCGTAGTTTCCATCGCTTATAGCGGGCATTGTTACACTCAAGTACATATTACTCAATAGATCGCCCATATTTCGCGGATTAAATTCAACTTTAATTGTTTTATTAAAAGGCCACCCCGGGGCTGCATTACCAGGTTGAATTACATTACGACTCCTATGATATTTTCTAAAATCGGAGTGAGCACGATTATTGGTATAATTAAAGAATGATTCTGCTGGATCATCGGAAAGCAGGTGAGTGTCTTGCTTTCCGATAGCTTTGAGCGAAATTTTCGCAGCTTCACCCATACCTATCTATTGTCTACATATTTTTAATATCCATTTTCCACATTTCAATGTGACTTGTATTTTTCATCACCTCAAGTTCTTCCTTAGCCTGTTTAGACTCCTTGAGAAGATCCTTGACAGATTCCTCTGTGTATTGCACAGTCTTGATGTTGAGAAGATAGTCATAAGTACCACCAATTTTGGGGAAAGTCTGTGCCAACTCTGCCTCCAATTCCTGTTTCTTACGTTTGAAGACCACGATATCACCTTCAATAACCATAGTGACAAACTTTGATTTGTATCCACACATGGTAGCCCTTGTTTCAAGAACCTTGATGAGGTGTGCCTTTCTCTTCACATAGTGATCTTCGCGCAGTTCCACAAAGTCCTTGAGAATCTCTTCCGGGCTCGAGTATTTGTGGATTCCCCTCGTGGGGTGGAAAAGATGCATATTTGATACACGGAACGTCTTCCTCAATTTTAGATCCTTGAGGAGATCTTTTCCCGTGTAATCTTCAATTTCAAAATGAACATCATCCGTTGTGGAATTATTCGTAAATCCACCAATCAACTTCTTTTCAACGAGGCTGTCGAGGTATTCCTTGTAATCTTGTGTCCAACGCCCTGGTGGTAATTCAGTGACCACGATATTCATCCCTTTCCAATTCCACACACCTTCCATCATCCATGTATCATCCTCCTTGTGTACTTTCCCCTTGAAGCCCCTGAACCATGGTCTCATGGGTACTACTTGTTTTCCATCAAGAATCCTCTCAATATTATCCTTAATATCCTTGGGATTGAAGGGTGGGATATAACAACTGAAACCTGTACCAATACCTTCCGTACCATTCACGAGAACCATAGGGATCGTTGGCATGTAAAAGTCTGGTTCAATTGACCGTCCATCATCATCCAAATAGTTTAGAATCGCATCATCACGAGGATCAAAGATCTTCCGAGCCTGCTTAGTCAGCTTCGTAAAGATGTACCTCGTTTGAGACGCATCCTTACCACCCATGAGACGCGTACCAAACTGCCCACAGGGTTCAAGGAGATTGATATTGTTTGAACCCATGTAATCATTTGCCAACTTCACGATAGTATCTGCGAGGGATACTTCACCGTGGTGGTATGAACTTTTTTCAGCCACAAATGCAGCCAGTTGTGCAACCTTCATCTCATCTTTGAGATTCTTTTGGAAGCAAGAGTACATAACCTTGCGTTGGGAGGGCTTGAGACCATCAGCTACATGAGCGATAGACCTCTTCAGGTCTGCAAGTGAGAAGTTCACGAGATCCTTATGAACAAAGTCAGTGATGTTCAACTGCTTAACATAACCATAAGGAACTTCAAGTTCTGAGGGATCTTTCGCGGTACTTTCAAGAAGCCACATTTTGCGATCATCAGCCTTCTTTTTGTCAAATGCCAAGACAATAGACTTATCAGTCATGATGTCATGTTCGAACTTGACAGTTAGATCCTCAATTTGTTTGAAATACTCACGCGCCTCCTTAGAGGTTGAAGTACCGAGACCCTTGTAGTACTTGATGCGCCATCCCTGTTGTCCATTTCCATACCAGTTTCTGAATGCAGAATCTGTGTAAAATGACTTGGTTTGGGAAGCCTTCGTAGCCTTAATAATTGGTGTTACCATAGATACCACGAAACCCAATTTGAGGAGACTCGGCCAGAAGTAGTGCAGTTGATTAAGGATCAGTCCTTTGATGTGCGAACCATCGTTATCCGCGTCAGTCATTATCATCAATCGCCCATATCGGAGTTCAGATACATCCTTATAGTCTCTTCCTTGTTGCAAACCAAGAATCTTCTTGAGATCGTTAAACTCTTGATTTCCAGTTAACTGGGCAACAGAGGCATCTCTGACATTTTTACACTTACCACGAAGCGGGAATACACCGTAATGGTCTCGACCAACAACCGAGAGACCGGCGACAGCGAGTGTCTTTGCTGAGTCACCCTCTGTTATAATGAGAGTGCACTTTTTTGATTGATTTGTACCAGCTTTATTAGCGTCGTCAAGCTTTGGGATACCTGTAATTTTTGATTTACGGGCTCCACCATCTGTCTTAGACAACTCCTTCATTTCCTTGAACTTTGAGAGTGCCAACAGTTCATCTTGAATACCAGTCTTGAGAGCATTCTTGACAAAGGTTTTATTGGGTGCAAACTTACTTCCAAAGTCTTGCACCTTAGAGGTACACTCGGACTTTACTTGACTGGAAAATGTTGGATTCTCCAGTGTTGCCCGAACAAAGATGTTGAAGGTATTCTTAACTTGTTGGGGCTTCAATTTAATCTTTTTAGCCATTTCGTCAATGATACCAGAGGCAAGGTAAGAAGCCACATGGTCAACGTGTGTACCACCCTTATTGGTGCATATACCATTTACAAAGGACACCTGTTCAAGTCCATTCTCGGATGGACCTACACAGACAGACCAACGATCAGTGGTAACTGAACATAGATCTGTAACTCCTTCATGCATCTTGGCATAAGCCTCAAATGTGATCTTGGGTAGGGCTTCACCTTGGAACTTGACTTTGCAGTTAGAGGTTGTGCAAATATTTGCATCCCAAACACGCTTCTCAAAAATCTTGTAAATATTAATATCCATATCCTTCATTCCAAAACGTTTCCAATCCGGGGTGAAAGTTATAGACACTGAAGATGTTGCAGCGCTGTGCTTGGTGAGCTTCGGAGGATGACACGTGGTCATATTGTTGGACCACTTTTGGGTATAGGTCTTCTTTTCTTCACCATCCTTGATGACCACAGAGAATTCCGATGAGTAAATATTCGTTAACTTGGCTCCATAACCATTACGTCCCCCAACAATTCTCTTTTGGTTATCATCGTAGTTTGTACTTGTGAGGAGATGACCAAATACAAG